AAATCTATGCAATTTGGTAGCGAACAAGAGGAAGCCGCAAAGTCTTGCTTTTGTCAGCTTCCGCAAAATGAAGGAATAGAGATTGTCGAGCTTTCTTCTTGCAAGCACGACACGATACCTCATTTCGCAGCAAGCCCAGACGGAGCGGTATATGACCGTGATGGCGGTGAGATTCGTATCATCGAAGTCAAGTGCCCGAATATCAACACATATATGAAGTACCGCTCACGCATCCACGATACAAGGTCATTAAAAGAAACAGAGCCTAAATACTATTGGCAGATGATGGCGGAAATGAGCTGCACAGGAACACAGGGTGGTATATTCATCACTTATTGCCCATGGCTTTCAAAACCGATTCACTGGGCGGATATTGAAAGAGACGAGAATGACATAAAGCTCATGGAAGACAGGGTTATTCTTGCGAATAAATTTATTGAAGACATATTGAACAAATGACATAAACAATGGAATTTACAGGAAAAGTAACAAAGGTACTTCCCCTCATGACGGGGAAGTCCAAAAGCTCAGGGAAGGAGTGGAGGTCGCAGAACTTCTGCGTAATGGAGGAGGGGCAATATCCAAAGACTGTTTGCTTCAAGCTCTTTGGGGATAAGGTTGACTCCATCCCGCAAGAAGGGGATATGGTAAGAGTGTCCTTTTCCATTGATGCAAGGGAATACAATGGACGCTGGTTTAACGAAATAAGCGCATGGAAAGTGGAAATTATACAATCGGCTAAAATCCAGAATTGCGGGAAGCAAACGACAGGAAGGACAAGCTCTAACATCGAGAATCCGAGCATCCCAAAGCAGGAAGAGCCGAATCTGCCATTTTAGAAATTAAAAGCATTTTTGATGTATGTGGTACAATCTAATGAATCCAGTGGAGCTTCAAAAGTTTCGTCAAAGATGCGCAGATTTGCAAAGTAAAGGCTGTATCGTTGAGCTGACGGAGAAGCGGCCTAAATCACTTCAACAGTTGAGATACCTGCATCTCATGCTAAGTTACTTCGGCTTGCAGTATGGCTATTCGTTAGAGGAAACCAAGACGCATTTCTTTAAGTTGTGCGCCAACAGGGATATATTTGTTAGAGAGGGGACAGACAAGTTCACAGGCGAGGTTTACACTTACCTACGTTCCTCTGCCGACCTAACGCAGGACGAAATGAGCAAGTCAATAGATAACTTTCGTGCTTGGTCTAAGGAAGAGGCAGGGTTCGACTTTCCTTCCTCTGACGAGTATATCGCCTTGCTTCATATCCAGCATGATATTCAGAATAGCCAACACTACTTACAGTAGTTGTGCGTAATACAAATTCTAAAGATAATGGATTCTTTTAAGATTAGCAAAGAGCAATATGGTGAGTTGATGAAACTTGACAGGACAAATGCCGTAAACTTGTTCTTGTATCTTCTTGCAAACGCAGACGATAAAGGAATATTGATTGTTAGCATCCGCACGATTTCGAGTGACCTAAGTATTGGATTGCAGGTCGTAAGAACATTACTTAAAAAGATGTATCTAACACACCTACTAACACACCAAGTAACACACATTGGTAGTAGTATAACTATCTGTAATATAAAGCAATACACTACTCGAAAACGGAGTACTAACACACCTACTAACACACCTACTAACACGCCAAAAACGATAGAAGAACGCAAAAAAGAGTTTACTGAAAAGCTAAAACCTTACCTCGAAAAGTATGGTTCAGATATGCTCAATGACTTTTATCGCTATTGGACTGAGATGAATGATGGTGGTAAGAAGATGCGGTTTGAAATGGAAAAGGTTTTCCAAGTTTCGGGAAGGTTGATAACGTGGCATAAGAATAACTTAAATAAAATGAAATCATCTGCTGAACAGAAGATGCACCAAGATGGGACAATTCTTCACAAAGGGCAGATGGATGTGACAAAGGGAGGTTGGTAATGGATATGGACTTCAAGGCAACCATAGGGCGGCTGCGGGAAACAGGATACCCAGCAGAGCCAGAAAAGGTGATGATTAAAATACCAGAAGCAGAGAACTTGTTAAGACGGGGACTCAATTACTTTACAGATGGAAACACCGTTTGGGATGAACATAATTACCGCCCCGTTGTAGAGTGGATGACGGACAACAAAGGAAGAGGGCTGCTCCTCGCTGGTGGATGCGGGCTTGGGAAAACGCTTATTGGAATGAGAATACTCCCACTCGTGATAAACTGCTATTGTAGGAAGATAGTAAACTGCTTCAAGGCACAGGACTTGAATAAAAAGCCAGATGAAATCCTCTCAAAGCATATCGTCTACATTGATGACATAGGAACGGAGAATATTTCAAATATTTATGGTAATAAACGTGTGCCATTTGTGGAGCTTTGCGACTTGGCAGAGATGAAAGGAAAACTGTTAATCATTACTACAAATTACGACATAGAGCATCTCGTAGGCAAGTATGGCGAGCGCACCGTGGACAGGCTTCGTATATTGACAAGATACATCCCGTTCGTTGGGGATTCATTAAGGAAATAGACATGGCGGACGTGAACAGACAGGCGGACGAATGGTTGGAAAAACATCCCGACGCAACGCCAAAGGAAGCGTTTGTTGCTGGTTACTGGGCAGAATGCGACAACTGGATTCAACAAAAAAGATGACGAAAGAAGAAATAAAAAACGCCACAACAAAAGAGGCTTTAACAATCGGCCTTCTATGCCATTGGGTTGTGGCGAGAAACACGTGGCGAGTAATAGACAAATTCGCACATAGATTTCCGTGGATTTGCATCGGAGTGACTATCGCAACAAGTCTTTTAGTGAGCCTTGTATGCGTGGCAAACGCAAAGGCGGAATGCGATAAACTGAACATTGAGATTCTCAATATTCAAGAAAAAACTGGAATAACGAACTTTAATAAATAACTGAATATGGATTTAACTAAAGCTGTGGAAATTTCGCAAAGATACGTTTCTCTTGCAGCAAGGGATATGTCTGATGACAATGGGGAATTTAGCGTTGATTTGCTGATGGATAGTATGGCTGTCGTGCTCGTGGAAACGGCAAATATTGCATCCAAAGGGGATGATGAATTTAAAGAAACGATAGCCGACTTTATAGACACGTTAAAGATTTCGGTTGACATTATGTTGAACAAGTTTAAGGATTTGAATTAACATGAGAACACACATTGCATCAAAATGTGAGACTTGTGCGTCATACGACACCAAGGAAGGCGTGTGTTTAGATATACAATCGGAAAACTACCAAAGAAACATATCGCCTTTCCATTTGGCCTGCAACAAGCATCTGTCTTCTTTTAGTGTTTATAAGAAAACGAAAAATAAAAAGTGGTTTCGCGCAAAATCGATGGAAGACCTCGAAAAGCCAAATGCCAAACTATAATGATATTTATTGAACGTATTTTTTCCATTTAGGTTAGTTTGTAATAGTGTTTTGATTTTACTGCTCACAGAGGTGGGCATACGTCGTGAGACGCTTGGTTTTCTTTCATATTAGTTAGTTTAACGCCCGACCGCCCGTGAGGGTGGTCGGGCTTTCTTCAAACCTCAAATAAATCCAGCGTAAGCTGAGGTGTTTGGCGGAAACCTGTGCCGCTGGTGAGGGAGGGCATTCCCATACCTCACTGGCGGCTTTCTTCAAACCTTATCAAAAAAATCAGTGCAAACTGAGGTATTAGGAAACCCGTGCCGCTGGTGGGGATGGAGCTTTCTCTACCCTGCTGGCGGCTTTTCACCGAACAAGAAATACTGTATGTGTTTAATAGTATATTCTGTTTTTTTGAATTATTATTTTTTAGTTTTTATCATCATGCCACAGCGGTGGCATTCATTCTTTTTGCTTTTAATAAATTGATTGTTTATTATTTTTACTCTCCCGCCAGTTCGTGACGGATAGGCGGGTTTCCATTGAATACTCTTAAATAAAATACAATATGAAAACAACAGCTATCATTTTCGTACTGCTGCAGGCCGCACTCATCGCGGCTCGTGTCATCGGGCTGCTCCAGTGTCCGTGGACATGGGCGTTCTTTCCCATTATCACGCTGCTCACAGTAGGAGTCCTTTTGTTTTTCACTGCGTTGCTCGTCGGCGTTTGGCTGCTATTTCGCGGCGAAAAAGCGCACAGGATGAAGGAAGGAGGCGGCCATGAGTGACCTACGTCTTCATTTCAATACAGCCCCAGCCCCGTTCCGTGCGT